CCAGCCAGCCGATGCCGGCCTTCACGGCGTCCTCGAACGCGAGCGAGCGCTCGAAGGGCAGGTGGTTCACGTCGGACAGGTACTTGAGCAGCGCGGTCTTGCGCTCGGCCGCCTTGCCGCCTTCCTTCCGACGCGGCAGCACCTTGAAGTCGGAGCGGCCGCGCTTCTCGCTGCCGATGATCCAGTTCACGCTCTGCGCGATGACGTTGTAGACGGTCGGCGCCTGTCCGCGCTCCTTCAGCTCCTCGATTTCCTCGAGCGTCCACTGGATATTGTCATAGTAGTCCTCATCGGTTGCCATTTCGGCCCGATTAGGTTCCTGTCGGGAAAGCTCTTGCCGGTAGTAGGAGAGGAGACGCGAGTGCAGTTCGACCGCTTTCTCGCTGTCGAGCGGGTCGGCCGGCTGGTCCGGCTGTTCCTCGCCGGGGCTCAGGTCGCGCTCGTCGGTGCGCGCCGGCACGAGCTGCGTGCTATCTTCATCGTTCAGGTCGAACAAGGATCACTCCGATCGCGCGCGTCGCGCAGTGCGTAAAGGGCCGTGAATGCCGTCCAGCGGACGAGAAAGACCGCCGCGACGATCACGAGGATCACCACGGCAGCGGCGCACTCGGCGCGCTTGGCGATGTCAGGCTTGCTCGATGGGTACATGGTCCAGAATCTCGACCGTGCGCTTGCGCCCGTCGCCGAAGTCCACGTTCGCCGTCGCGCCGACGACTGCCTCGGTCGGGTTCTCCGGCATCGTGATGAGGTCGAGCAGGTGGTCGTGGATGATGCCGCCGATCTTGTGTGCCGCGCTCATGATGTTGCCGTCGAACCCCAAGTCCTTCGCGAATTGCAGCGAAACCGCCGCCAGATGGCGCGGATCAGTGTATCGGAAAGCGGCCGACAGTGCTACACAGCACGGCACGACACCGTGCGACCGATATGCCGGCACCAGTACCAGACACGGCTCGTCGTCGTCCAGCTCCGCGTCGTAGAGCCAGGTGCCATAGAGGCGGATGTCGCCGAGCTCGCGCACGAACGCGTAGCGCGTCAGGTCGATGGCGGGGCGGGCTGCTTCGATCATGTGGTTCTCCTCAGTAGAAGCCGATCTTCCTAGGCGCGGGTTTCTCGACGGGGCGGCCCGTCACTTCTTTCACTACGTCGTGCAGGTCGTCGATGACGGTGCGCTCGTCCTCGATACTGCCGCTCCCGGTGCCTTGGCCCCAGGGCATCGTCGCGTCGTAGTCCCAGTTCTCTGACCAATCGTCTCCAGCGAACATGCTCTCTCCTTCGGTTTGTCAGGTCACGCGCCAGCTACCCTTGCGGCGCTTCTTCGAGTTCGGCTTGCGCACGTTGATGAGCCCAGCGGTGTACGCCTGCGCGAACTGGCGCAGCGCGTCTGCCGCTTCGGAGTGGCCGCCGGTCTTGTCCGGCTCGCTGCCCCACGTCTGCTGACGTTCGTTCCACTTCCGGCGGTAGCTCTCGATGTGGATGATACCCTCCTTGCACTCCGTCTCGTCGAACCAGAGCATCGGGAACACGTCGCGCGTCTGCTGGATGCCCCAATTCACGTCCTCGATGCGCGGCACGACCTCGAACCGCACGCCGGGCATCAGCTCCTCAAGCATCTGCCGCGGGCTCTTGTTGCTCGTCTGCCCCTGACGCACGTGGTCGGCGTCGTGCGGCAGGAACATCGTGTCCCACACGAGCCCGAGCGACTGGAGCCACTTCGCGAAGTAGCTGTACGGCTCGCCCCAGCCCTCCTTGAAGCGGATGATGCGCCACTCGTGCTCGACGCGCTGGAACACCCAGATCGCCGTGCCGTCGCTGTTGCCGATGTCCCAGAAGGTGAAGCACGGCACGTTGAACAGGACGGGCAGGGACGTCTTGATGCGGCCTTGCTTGCGCGCCGCGGCGAGCTGCTGCGCGTAGTAGGTGCCCTCGGTCGACACCATGAACGGTTCGTCAGGGGTGGACGGGTATTCCTGCCACATACGCTCCTCGCTGCCGGAAAAGTCTGCGTCGCGCGTGGCGACGTACCAAGCGCGCTGCTCGGCATCGAGCGTGACGCCCATGCGCGCCTCGACCTGCGCGAAATACTCGACGTCGCGCTCGGTGATGACGACGCCGGCCGGGTCCATGCGGTAGTTCGGCTCCTCGAACCACGGGTAGAAGTGGAACCGGTAGTCGCGCGGCGACAGCGGCCGGTCCTTCTGCTGGTCGAGCGCCTCGGCGCGCTTCGTGATCTCGTAGAACTCGCCCTCGCGGCCCTCGGCCGTCGACTCGATGACGAGGATGCCCGACTTCGGCACGGCCGGGATGGAGCCGGTCACGACTTCCTTGGCCTTGTCCGGGTACTTCGCACAGATTTTTCCGAACTCGGAGATGTGAAGCCGGTGGATCGTGCCGCCGCGCACGGACGTCGCGACGCGGATGCTGCTGTTGTTGTGGGCGAACAGCATCTCCGACTTCGTGCAGTTGGCGAGCGGCATCTCCGCGCGCAGCGCCTCGGGCAGGTTGTCGTAGGCGAACTTCACCTTGTCGCGGAAGATCGCCTCGGCCGTCTCGCGGTCCTGCGCGATGATGCCGCACCGGCTGTTGGCGTTGAACAGCGCGTGGTCGAGCCAGATGATGCAGATCAGGGTGGTAAAGCCGAGCTGGCGGGCCTTCAGGATGACGTTGCGGTGCCAGAGCCGGCGCAGGAGGCGGCGCTGCGCGCGGTTCGGGCGGAAGGGCAGCACGAGCCCGTCCTCGTCGTCCTGGTCGTCGCCCTTGATGATGATCTTGTACAGGCGCCCCGAGCAGATGCGCCAAAGCGGATCAGACAGGCAGCGCGCCAGCTCATCCTCGGTGAGCGGCGCGTCATCGTGTTCAAGGGTTGATGCGGTGGTCATCGGTGGCAGTGCGATACGGTGTTGTGTCGCACTGTACCGCACCAGTGGTTAGGTTTCCAGACCGGTCGCCGCTCTCGTGAGATCGTTGATTCTGGTCGAGTAGTCATGGCGCCATGCTACGGCGTCCTCCGGCTTGCCGAGCTCGCCCGTCATGCGCCGGCGGAAGATCATCGCCGAGCACTGGCGCAGCGTGATCGGCACCGCGCCGGCGGCGATCGCCAGCTCGCGCTTGCCCTTCGCGATGTCAAAGTGCTCGTTGGACTCGCCTCGATACTGAATCCAGCGCGTGCTGACGCCGATCGTGCGCGCCATCGCGATCAGCTCCTCGGTGGTGTCCGCGATCATGTGCGACATCTTCATGCGGCGGAACCGGCCGAGCTCGGTCGCGTACATATCGTCGACGTAGACGGTCATGGCGCGGGAACCTCCTCGCCGAACTTGCTGGCGACGTAGGCGCGCATCGCGGCAACGAGCGGCGTCGGGCCGGTCGCGTCCACGTCGCTTTCTCCTTCGTCAATGGAAAAGACGTAGGCGTCGCCAAAGACCGATGCGCCCCATACATCGCTGCGCAACGGCATTACCGCGATCCGCTCGCGCTCGATGATCGGTCCCGCGCTGTCCCAATCGACGCGGAACGGTTTCCAATGGCCCGTGTAGTCGGGCGCCAGTACCACGCATGTCGGCTCGGTCATCGCTGCGCGCATGCGGCCGAGCCGTTCGCCCGGCTGCATGATCTTCGCCTCGCGGCCATCGGCCCGCGCGGTCCAGTAGTCGAGCTGCACGCCTTCCAGTTCGGATGTCTTCACCTTTCCTCCCACAGATAGCCTTCCGGACCGCACGGGTTAGACCGATCGCGACGCGCCCACCCGCAAACCATGTCCACATCACCGGTTACGGGGTTTCGGTTCTGCGGCGCGCCGCACAATCGGGTGATCTTTGGCTGGAACGCGAGCACGCGCACGATGACCGGAAGCGGCGGCATTTCTTGATAGTGGCGGCAGCCGCTGCAATAGCGCTCATTCATACCGTCACCTTCGCGGACGTGTGCGCCGCCGGCTTGGCGTCGACCGGGTTGCAGGTGCCGACCGCGCCGACGCAGAGCCGCACGTCGATCGCACCGAGCATGGCGAGCAGCATCAGGATCGCATGCGCCGCTCCGATCATTGCAAAAAAGGTTTTCACTCCTCTCTCCTCGGGGTTGGTACAATCCGCATTGTACAGGCTCCGCTCGGTGGCGTGGCCGACATTTTACGGATTGCTATGACTGCGAATGAACTGCGCGCGGCGCTCGCCGAGCTGCGTTGGACCCAGAAACGTCTTGCCGAACGGCTCGACGTCGATCCTGACACCGTGAGCCGGTGGACGAACGGCCGCGGGCCCGTGCCCGGCTACGTCGTCGAGTACCTGCGCGTCGCGCGGCTCGCTGCACAGATCCTTGGCGCATGAAAAAGCCCGCGCGAGGCGGGCGGTGTCTGCTCAAAAGTACTGCGTTGGCGGCATCCTCGGGAATACCTTGCGCTCCAGCGCCTCGATTCGCTCCTGCTGCGCCAGCAGCGCGGCCGACAGCGCCAAGACGATGTGCACGTTCGGATCGGGATGGCTGAAGCCGGGAATGCTGCGCGGCTGCTCGATGATGCGCTCGGTGCCGTCACCCATGACGAACCTGATCTCCTTGCCGTCTGCGCTGATGTGCACGCTGTCGATGTCCGTCTCGGCCGCCGGCACCGATTTGATGCTGATGGAATTATCCACAATTTCTCCAGATGGTCGAAAGCCCGCGCGAGGCGGGCAGGTTGGTCAAAGCAGGGTGATCGCCGCGTGGTCGACCGTGCGCCGGTAGACCCAGACGCGCCGCTCGGGCCGCTCCCACGGGTTCACGCAGGTGTATTCGAGGTACGCGGTCAGCAGCGGAATGATGACGTGCAGCAGCTTGAACTCGGATTTCACGGCGATCTCCTGCGCCCGCGCGCGGCGGGCATGTGGTCAGTCTGCGCGGTCCTCCCGCGCTTCTTCCTGCTGGCGCAGCTCCTCGGGCGTCAGCGGGCGAACCTCGCCCAGCCATTCGTCCAGGCCGCGCGTGCGCCAGTCGTCGGATGGCTCGATGACGCGGCTCATGCTGGCCGCCGCATCGCCGCCTTGTGGCGCTTCACGTTGCGGGCCTTCGCGGCCGCGCGCTTCACGCCGGCCGTGGTCGTGCGCGTCAGACGGCGCGGCGCCTTGATGCGCTTGATCGCGAAGGACGGGTACCGCTGGGCTGCGAGGCCGAGCGCGCCTGCGAGGTTGGCGAGGATAGCTCTCATCGCTTCGCGCCTCCCGCGTCGCGGCACACCGCATCGACAGCGATGATGATGGACAGCAGAATCGACGCGACCGCGCTGACCTTCTCGGCGGTGCTGATGCCCATGAACATCAGCGCGATGCCAACGGCCACGTTGATCGCGGCGAGCACGAGGATAGTGGATTTCATACGCCTCCTTGGCTGTGGATAAGTCCGGCCTTTGACCGGGGTTGTGGATAACTTTCAATAACAATGCAATCAGCGACGATGCGCGATGCTGGTCGCAGCGAAGGGCTCGAACCCCTCCGGATCGAAGCGCATCGTCGAGCCCGCGGGCAGGAACCTCGGCGCGTCGATGCAGTAGCCGGCGTCGCGATCGAACTCGCTGTTCCAGTCGCATGCGCTCCGCGTCGGCGTCATGTTGCCGCGAAGCGTCAGGGAGTGGTCGACGTGCAGCATCACGCCTCCCTCGCGCGGAGCATGGCGTCGGCTTCGAGATACCGGAGATGCGCGCGGTACTCGGCCAGACGCGCCGCCGTGACGTCCTTCTCTCCCTTGCGCTCCAGCGTAGCGAGCACGGCGCTCCACGGGATGTCGACGGTGGCCGCGAACCAGTCGCGGAGCGACATGCCGGACGCGATGCGCTCCAGCTCCTTCTCGTCGCGCGGGCGCAACGCGAACGGGTCTGCGATCGGGAACGCCGGGCCGCCGGTCTTGGTCGTGTCCATCACGCCTCCTTCGGCTCGTCGAGCATCCAGTCGATCCACGCGAGGCGGTCGCGACGGAGCTGCTCTCTGCCGCGTTCGCCCAGCCCGTTGGAGACTTGCCATTCCTCCAGCGTAGGTGCGATGCGGTGCTGTCCGACGACGCGCATCCCTCCGAGCTTCTCGGTGATGTACGAGCGCAGCTCCATGGCGGCGGAATGCAGGCGCGGGTTGAGCCTCGCCGTATCGAGGAGCGCGTTGCAAATGTAGTCGTTGCGCCAGTATGCGATGCGCTCGCGCGCGAGCTCCAGGGCTTCGCGCTTCTCGGGGGTGAGTGCCATGTCAGAACTCCTCGACCGGGTTGCCCGCGAGCAGGCGGCGCTCGATCAGCCGGAAATACGGCAGGTCTTCTGCTTCTTCCCGCATGCGTCGCACGACGCGGATCGCGCAGAAGTGCGGGGCCCCGTCCGTGCGGCGGACGTTGTACTCCTGCCAGCCCGGATCGGCGCCCCTGTACCTTTCGGAACGGGTGATCGTGATGCCGTCCAGCGCGGGCGCCGCGAGCGCCTGCGCGACGTCGCGCACGGTCGCCGGCTCGACGGTGTTGCCGAGCCGGGCGGCGGCCGCCTCCAGAAGGGTCCGCGCGTGGCCGCCGATGCCGTGCGGCCGGAGCACGCCGCTCGCGTCCAGCTCCAACAGCGCCTTGATGCTGCGGATCAGCGCAGCGTTGTCGCCCTTGAAGGCGTCGTTCAGTTCCATCTCCTTTCTCCTTGCGGTGGGTGCCCGCGCGGGGCGGGCGGGTGTGGTCAGAGGTCCGGCGTCGCCAGTCGGATCGCGTCCAGCGCCCAGCGGTGCGCGCGCGGGTCGTTCGGGTTGGCCTGGAGCTCGCGCAGCGCGGCCAGCAGCTTCGGCGCCGCCGACCAGAGGCGCATGTTCGCCTCCTGCCGAGCGACGAGCATCTCGCCGTTCTGCTTGATCGCGGCGACCCAGCTCGTGCCGTCGCCGTTCAGCAGCATGTATTCGTTGGCCTCGCCTTGCGCGCGCCACGTGAGCGGGCCGGCGGTGTGAAGGGTATCGGTCATGGTCGTGGTGGGTGAGTGCCCGGCCGGGCCGGGCGAGGTTGGTCAGTTCGCGATCGAGCGCGCGTGGTGAAAGAAGTCCGCGACGATCTCGCGCAGGTGCCAGAGCTGGTCGGGATACCCGTCCGGAATCTGCACTTCGATGACGTGCAAAACCTTCCCATCGGAATCAAGCGCCGCCCATTGCCAGAGGCGCCGATCATCACGATCGAGCAGGCAGAACTTCGAGTCCGCAACCGTCTCGCCGATATTGCCGCGCCACGTGCGCAGCGGGCCGCGCGGCCCTTGAAGGCGCTTGATGAGGGTCTGCATGTCAGTGCTCCACCGAGCGGAACTCGTTGGCCTTGTCGGCCAGCTCGCGCTCGTGGTCGACGCACGTGCACTCGCTGTCGTACTGGCCGCACTCCGGGCAGTGATCCTCGACGTAGCTGCCGTCGTACTCGCGCTCGGCCTTCGGCACCGCGCAGCGCGGCAGAAAGCAGTCCTCGAGCTGGCCGCTCTGCCGGTTGATGTGCCGCTGGATGCCGCCGACGTCGTGCGCGAGCGTGAAGTCGTCCGCCTTGTTCAGGCGGTCCCAATCGATCGGGCAGCCGTTCGCGTGCGTGGCCGTGAGGTCCATGATGAGCGACATCTGGTCGACGCTGGGCATGCCAAACCTCTTGAGCATGGTCTGGTAACGCTCGGCTACCAGCTCGATCGCGGTCATGACCTCGGCCGGAACGTTGAACGAAACTCGCATGATCTCTCCTTGGTGGTCGCGTTTTCTTAACGCATGGTCCGATTATAGAACCATCCCAAGTAAATTACAAAGTAATTTTATTCCTCGTCGTCGTCCGGGTTCGCGGTCGGCTTCAGCGCCGATCCCTGCATCTCCATCAGCAGCAGCGCCAGCGGGTTCTCCTTGTCGCCCTTGAGCGTCAGCTTCGGGTCGAGCATGCCGAGATGTTTCGCGAGGTTGACGCGTGCCGCTGCGCGATCTTCGGTGAGTGCCTTCAGCCCTTCCTTGCCGATCTGCGTGCCCGCGTACAGTAGCGCGGCCCCCTCGCTGAGATTGCGCGTGTCCTTCATCAGCATCTGGCCGTCGCCGTCGCCGTCGCACTCAGGGCAGTCCGGGTTCGGCGCGAGCTTCCGGGTGTAGCCGAATCCGCCTTCCTTTCCGGGCGGCGGCATCTCCTTCAGGACGGCGACCTGCACCGCTTCTTCGTACTCACGCTCGGTGCGCCACTGATACGCGTGGCCGATGCCCCAGCAGTAGCGGCATGCAAAGCGGCGGAACTCGACCAGCTCGCGAACGTCGGCCGTGGCGAGCTCAGACCAATGCCGCAGCACCTCGTCCTGGGTGATCTTCGTCCGCTCGCTGCGCGCGATCTTGGCCGCCTCGATAGCCTCCTGAACGTGAGCGTAGGCAGGACTGGTCAGCAAGCGCGACGAAATCTCTTGCGCCGTCTTGGCGCTGTAGCCTGCGCGGATCGCCGCCTTCGTGGCATTAAGGTCACACAGGTATTCGTCGACGAACGCCTGCTGCTTGGGGGTGAGGCGGCCGCCTTTACTACGACTTTGTGACGTGTCTTTTTGGTCGGTGGACATGCCAAATTTTCCTAGATTGAGTCTTGAATTCGGCGTGCGGCAGGTCAAAATCCGCCGCAGGAACTTTGGGATGGCCGAGGCCATCACACGCCTGCGCCGTGGTTCGAAAATCGTATCATGGTCTTGTAACTACAACAAAAGAACGGGCAGAGGTATAGAAGGTCATGGGCGACGTGCTTTCATCATCATTGGGCTCCCTGCGTCAGGCCGCGGGCGACGGGGAGGTTGTGCATTTTGTTGTTG